GAGGTGCTGGACAAACTCGGGTACGAAGGGACAGCGAAACTCCTGATTGTGAGAGAGGGTTTTTTCGTTCGGAGCATTTTGACACGCTCCTTTGCGTACTCGACTGCAAGAATCAGATGATCGAATTCCATCCCGTTTACGCTGTACATTGTCTTGTTCTCCTGTTGCGAGGGGAGGGCGATCCCCTCTGAGATTATCAGTCGTTCAGAATCCAGAGGGAGAGTCCATTCGGCCCGCTGTATTCCGTATGTAGCAATTCTTCCTCATCACTCCAGATTTCCCGCGTCTGAGTGAAGAGAGCAGTCTGTCCATTGCTCTTTTTGAGGGAGAGAGTCCGGGGAAGACTGTCAATCCCCAGGTCACTCGCTTCGACTGTCAGCGTTTTTGTTTCTTTGTTGAATCCCATCAGGGAGACTGGAAACTCAGGAACCTTGTTCGCTCGCTCCATCGGGGTCGTATCGTCGCTCATCGGAGCGGAGACAGGAGCGGGAGGAGCAGTCACCTGAGCAGCAGCTTGCATCGGGACAGGAGCGGGAGTCACTTCGACAGTCTGAGGAGCTTCCGTCTCCTGATCCCGTTGCAGGGATTCCATTGCCAGGACGTGAAGCCATGACCTCTGAAGATTCGTCAATCGACCCCCACGATTGTATCTCCGAGCGATATCCCTTGCGAAGTTGCTATTGAGCGTCAAGCAGATATCCGCTGCTTGCTGACTGTTGAGGTGACTGTTGACTGTCCGCACTTCGTTGCGGGAGCGGACAGTGGTATTGTGTCGTTGTCCCGTTCTGTCGATCCTGAACCCGCGTTGACCGGGGGGGAGTCCTGGTCGGAGTAGTCCCGTTTCCGTTGCTGCTTGTGATGTTCCGTTCCGTCACTTGGGGAGTTTCGGAGAATGCTGCTCTCGCTGCGGAAACGTCCACCCCCTGATCTTCTAGTGCATCCATCAGGATTCCGACTGGCATCTCATCAGCTTTCGCAGCAGCAGCGTAAGGAGTCTGAGCAGCTTCCATTGCCATTTGCGAGACGAGAGCAGCACGAACCCCGTTGACTCCCCGGAGAGCAGACAGACGATCCCTTGACGATGAGAAGGGCAGAGCGGAAATGTCGATGTTGTACAGTTGAGCAGCCTGTTCCAGTTCCTTCAGGAGCTTTTCCGTCCTGTTGAGGACCGATTGACGATCCTTGTTCCGTTTGTCCCTGCTCCGAGTTCCTTCATCCACAGCGGTTCTCTCCTGCTCATCCAGCCTTTCGAGAGAGGCAGTCTCACGTTTCGCAGCGTCCTCGATTTCCCGACGCAGATTGCGAATCAGGATGTTGGCGACTGCGGGAGTGATATCATCAGCGAAATCAATCACGTCCCAGATGTTGCCGATCTGCTCCGCGTCCAGTTCCCGCAGGTAGGTCCAGGGGATTCTGTCGTGAGCGATGATCCAGCAGGAAAGCTGGAAGTGAAGTGCCCGATTGCGAAGGACGTGAACGGGATGAATGCACTTGCTGTTGCTGCGAATGTCGTAGACAAGCATCGAAAGTTTCGTCGCCATGATTTATTCTCCTTCTGAGAAGTCCTGTTGTTTTCCCGTCGAATGAAGTATGCACCACAAAATCAGGAAGTCAAATCGGATTCGAGCGATTTCTTCTGAATTCCTGTACCTTGTTGTTCTGTACAGATAGACATTCAGCATTCATCGGAATCAATCCGCAGAAATGACAGTCCTTCCGTCTCCATCCCCCATTCTCTGCTAACCAGAATTTCCCTCTCGCTTGCGATAGTGAGAGTTTGCAGAGACGATCCTGAAAGATGATCCACTTGATTCCTTTTGTCCAGGCTTCGTAGAGGGTCATCGTCTTGTTCTCCCTGTCTGTTTCTGATCCCTACACAGGAAATATACTCCCTGTTTAGCAGAAGTCAAACCAAATTCCGAAAATTTTTCCTCTTGTTGCTCTGCTCCACAAAGTAGTATGCTTCATAGCGGAATACCAGTTTACTTACTGTACAAGCAGTCTAAACCCTATGGCACGCAAAGCAAAATCCCCCCCGAAGCGTAAAACTCCTGCAAAGCAGAAGGAACAGGAGCAACCGAAGAATTTAGGATGTCCTGTCCTCTATCCGACTGAAGTAATTATCAACGCTCTCGAATTACATCATGGTCTTGTCTATCTTGCTGCGAAAACTCTCCATTGCTCCCCTGTAACGATTTATGAGCGAGCGAAAAAGGAACCCTGCATTCAGGAAGCAATCAATTCGCAACGGGGTGAATTCATTGACATGGCGGAAACGAAACTCTGGGATAAAGTCCAGAATGGGAATCTGGATGCTACGAAATTCGTCCTACGCACTCTCGGAAGAAATCGAGATTATGTAGAACGAGTGGAAACCCGTCTCGGAGGGGATTCGACTGCTCCCCCCATCAAATCCGAATCCACAAATGCTATCTGTCTGGAAGACCTTTCCCTCGAATGTCGGAAGGAAATGCTTGCTGTCCTTCGCAGAAAAGAAGCAGAGGAAGCGAATAAATCCTCAGAGAGCGTCCAGTAATTACAGAGACGACCCTGTAATAAGCAGGATCAGACAACAGTTAGGAGGACAAAACCCAAAGCAAGAGATATTCCCATGAACCTGCAATGTGAAGAACTCGAATCCCGCAATCTCCTTTCCGTCCTTTCCGTCCTGAATCTCAACGACAGTGGTCCTGACAGCTTCCGTCAAGCACTTCTCGACAGTCAAAACGGAGATACAATTCAATTTGCTGTCTCTGGAACAATTCAGCTACAGAACGAATTACCCGAAATCGACAAATCCCTCCTCATCGACGGATTTTCCGCTCCGAACAGCAAAAGGAATGATTCCCTGACCTCTGATAATGCGATCCGGGGAATTACGCTGGATGGTTCTCTCCTTCCTCCTGGTGCTATCGGATTGCACACAGGAGACGTTTCCAATTTCGTCATTGACGGATTCGCTTTCCAGCACTTCAGCGGAATTGTCAACGGGTCAACATCGTCGGGAGCGAATATCAGCCTTGCTGGTTCCTTCAATAAAGTTGAAGGGTGCTACTCTGCGGATAATGGATCGGGAATTGTCGTGACAGGACAGAATTGCACAATCGGAGGACTGCTCCCGTCACAGCGAAATACAGTCGTTTCCGCTTCCGCATTCGGGATTTTCCTTGATGGTGTATTCAATACAATCGAAAATAACCTCATCGGCAATGACGGAATACTTCCCATTCCGAACCTTCTGGATGGAATTCACGTCGAGGGAAGCAACAATACAGTCAGCGGAAATGTCATCTCCGGGAATAACATCAACGGGGTTGCTGTCTCACAGGGGACGGGGAATCTCATCGAAAACAACATGATCGGGACAGACGGGACGGGTTCTTTCTCGATCAGCAATAACGAAGGAATCAATTTCGCTGGAAACGAGACAGCGAATACAGCAACGGGTAATCTCATTTCCAGCAATCGAGCAGACGGAATTCTCATCTCTTCGGGGGATTCCACACTTAACATCATTCAGGGAAATGTCATCGGGACTGATCTTTCTGGACTACGACCAATGGGGAATGCAGGATATGGGATTGATATCGACTCAGGAGGTGTTGGTGCAAGTCTGCACAACATCATCGGGGGTCCCATTCCCGGACAGGGGAACATCATCGCTTTCAATCAGCGGGGTGGAGTCATCATCGTTGATACTGCTTCCGTCGGAAACACGATTGATCCTGATTCGATCTACAGCAATGGGGGAAAGGGAATCACGCTCCTGAATAGCAGCAATGGGGGGATTTCCCCTCCTGTGCTGTCCAGCGTCGTTTCTGACGGAACTTCGCTTTCTATCACTGGTTTTGTGACAGGAAATGCTACTCTGGAGTTCTTCAGCAATCAGATTCCTGCATCGGAGGGAAAGGAATTCATCGGGAGAGCGACTGTCGGAGGGAATTTCCATCTGTCTTTTCCTGTCAGGAGTGGAGGATTCGTGACAGCGACAGCAACGGATAGCAATGGGAATACCTCTGAATTCTCTCTGTCCCTGTCCATTGCTTCCCCTGTCGAGACAGCAAATCCTCTGCACCCTCAATTGGTGGATGGGTTTTTCTCTCTTCTGTCGGAACAGCAGCTATCGACGCTGCGGGAGCAGTACATTGTTTTCGCTCTGGAATCCATCAGGAGAGAGGAAAGAGAAGAGGGTATTTCTTCGATCAGTGCAATTGAGGAAAGCGAATGCTGCAAGATTTCTAGTGGTGTAGACGATGAGGACTTCGATGAGGATGATTTTTCTGACCTGCTCACAGGGAAAATAAATACTGCACTTTCAGTATTTTCTGGGACTGAAAAGGAGGTATCTGATGAGATTCCTGAAATGCTACGGGTTTGAAATTATCGTCTGCTCTGCTGCTATCGTGATCGTCGTTATTGGATTTCTGAGCAAGTGAGCTACAATCAATTAGAGGGACAGCAGGGATTGCTTGTTGCAGTCTGAGAAGTCTTCCGTTCGTGCTGGTCTGTCTTCACTCGATTTCTCAAACTTGCTGACTCTCGAAACATGAGGGAGAGGAGGATTGCTTCTTGCCATGGGAAGTAGTCATACCACCATTATCTCCTCTCCCTCATTTCCTTCTCAGAAGGAGAAGACGATTGAATATCCTCATCGCTGGTGACACTTCTGATTATCCATTCCTGCAAAAGAAACTCCGACACTTCCTCAAGTCGATCAAGAAACCCATTCTGCTTTTCCGTAAGGAAATGTGGAATCTGGAAGCGTTCTGTTTTGCTCATGTCCTGACTTCAATACGATTTCAAGCAGACGAGACGGATGAGGAGATGATTGCAGCAGCAAGAGCATTCCTTCTGTTCCGACAGGGAAAAAAGGATATGAACCTCCTGAAATTAGCTCAGAAAGCGAAACTACAAATCCGATTGATTGAGAGGTCATAACAATGAAAATCATTCATGATGAGAAGGGAAAGCAATTCCTCTGTATTCATGGGGACGGGAGGATTGGGTATCTGTCCTATGTCCTCCCCGATGATGATTCAGGAAGTCGAAACGTACAAATTGACTGGTTCTATATCGACCCACAATGTCGGGGAAAGGGATATGGAAAATCCCTCATGGAAGCATTTCTCCAGTATGCTCGTACCCGCTTCCTATGGGTTTCGTTCTGGACTGGAAAGGAAATTGAGGAAATGGGGAAAGCAGATTACTACAAGCAATGGTTTGTCGAATCCGCATGGATGCCTGATTACTACGATGTGGGAATTGCTACTCGTCTCTTCGTCCTGAAATTGAAGTGTGCATAAGGAAATGAGAGAATTATGAAAATACTGCACTTTCAGTATTTATTGAAGGGAAAAGCAAAATGAAGCGATGGACTTTGTACTTTGATGGTTCCTGTCTCCCCAAAAATCCGGGAGGTCATGCTTGCTATGGATGGTGTTTGTTCTCTCCTGATGGAAAGCTATTCAGAGAGGGGAATGGATTAGCTTGTTCAGGAGAAGAAGCAACAAACAATGTAGCGGAATTTCATGCTTTGCTCGCTGGTGTTCGCTTTCTTTACAACGAGAAGATGGTAATTCCTCTCCTCTGTCTCGGAGATAGTATGCTTGTAGTCAATATGGTTTCTGGAAAGTGGAGAGGGAGGAAACCCCATTTGATTGAATTGAACGGAGAATGCAAGGGATTTCTCGATACTGTGTCTGATGATTGGTGTATCGAATGGATTCCGAGAGAGCAGAATGGACAAGCGGACAAATTGAGTACCTCAGTACCTAATCTTCCCTCATTGAAGCACTGGAACAAAAGGAGGAAGCGAAAATGAGCGTACCATCCCATTGTTCCAACATGATCTATTCCCTGTCCCATTCCTGCAATTGATGGGATTTCCAGCGTGATTTGCAATGTGACGTATTGTTTGAGTGGAAATACAATAAATGTATTATTGTGGGTGAGAGGTGAGCAAAGCCACTTTGTACGAATTGGGTATCATACAAAGTGGTTAGCGATTTGTGGTATGAGCCGGGTCGCTTGCACCATCGAGAATGATTGTTTTTCGTTGTTTTCTCGAATTACCTTTGCACAACGTCTGACATCCCTGTTACGGGAGCGTGTAGTCATCCGCCAAAGTGGCCAAAACGGACTGCCAGAAACATACGTCATAGGGTATGTCGCCTCATCGAAACTAATAGCAATCGTTCGTTTCGATTTGCAGGGTTTATCAATCCTTGCTCTCCCTTCATGTACGCCTTTTCGGGTTGCGTGGGAGTGTGCTGAAGTGCTTCAGAGCCGTAGTCAGCCAACTACTGTTTCCCTGAAAATCCTTTTGCTCGGATTGCTTTGTTGCCGTTCAAGGATGACGGCTTCTGGTCTTGACAGGTTTGGTTTATTGCTAGACGGGAGAGAAAGTAGAAGCTACAATACTCTCGTGCGAGAAGGACGGCGGGTAGCGAGGTCAAGTCTCCTATCTGTCGTCTTTTTCGTTTTACGCTATTCGATCATTTCCTGTCAAGCACATTTAGAGAAGGAACAGAATGAAAAAGACTGATTATCTCGATTTGAAGATGATGAATTGTGCGGGATGTGGATGTGAATTGCTCGCAAAGGGACAGACTCCTGCTTCCAGTCTGAAGAACCTTCCTCCCCTTGTTTGCGGACATATTGCGGAGCGTCCCTACTGTTCCTGTTGTCTCAACGCCAATCAACCAAGGAAAATGATTGATCGGAAGGAATTCGGGAAGCGACCAAATGAGAGGGAGGAATAATTATGCTGATCCTTCGCAGACGCAAGAATGAGGGTATCACAATTCGAGTCCCTCCCTCCGACAAGGAGCAGACAGTACATATCATTCTTCTGGATAGAGCAGGAGGGATGGTTCGATTGGGATTCACTTCGGACAACAGGGAAATCCTCATTGATCGGGACGAATTGCTAGGGGAGGTGATGTTACCAGAGGGGAAGATTTCTGTATTTGTCAAAGTCCCCAATGAGGTTCTGAGGGAAGAGAAATGAATTGCTGTTGTTGCAATCGCTTGCGTCTCGGAGAGGAATTCCCCGGAGGCGTATTCACTGAGGACTGGAAGACAGAGTGGTTGTGTACGGGATGTAACAGGGATTTCCTTCTCGCTAATAGTCCCCTGATTCTTCGAGAATGGATCAGGGAGAGGAGAGAACTGCGTCAGCTTTTGCAGGCATTTGAGAATTCCTTACCCCATTCACATATTCCCCTGCCTCCCCCTGGTCGCTTGTGCTTTCCGAAAGATACTTCCGCTGCTATTCGTTACTGGGTAGGAGATGAATCATGAAAATCTATCTGGCAGGAGGTATCTTCAATCGCTCCGATGCCGGAGCGAAGGACTGGAGAGAGAAAGCGAAATCCTCCCTCCATCATGAATGTCTTGATCCGATGAGGAGAGATTATCGAGGTTGCGAACATCTCAACTATCAATTCATCGTCGAACAGGACAAGAGAGAAATTGACGAATGCGATGCTCTCCTCGTCCATTTCTCTCATCCATCCGTAGGTACTTCGATGGAAATCCTCTATGCATGGGAGAGACAGAAAAAAGTCTATCTCGTCAATGCTTCCGACAAACCTCTATCTCCCTGGTTGTTGTATCATTCTCATGTCGTTTTCAACAATCTCGACAAAACAATTGAGGTGCTGAATAATGAATGATGAATACCCCATAGGTCAATCCCTTAATTGCTCCGATCCCGTCTCGAAACTGCACAACCACAAAAGCATCGTTCCGAAACGAATGAAAAAGGAAACAATACGACAGCGAAAAGCATTCAGGATGCCGGGACACAAGGATATCTCAATGGATTGCAAGCAATCGAGAGAAGCGGGAAGGGAATTCAAGATCAATCTGTTCATTGGTGCTTCTGATGCAGATTCCAGAAATGAAGGGACAGGACGATGAGTGAAAAGGAAAAGAAGGAACCAGTCGAAATCCACCCGTCGCAATCTACTTCGTCTGCTTGGCATGACGATCAAGTATTGCGGAGCTATGGCTACAAGATTCATAGTCGAAGGAAGGACAGGGAAGCGGTCTGGGAGAAGGATGGAGAGCTAGTCTCTCACTCCGATGCATTGCAGGAAGTCAGGAGCAAGAGGAAGTCAGGATAACTGTACGATTGTACTATACGAAAATAGTGTCTAGGAGCGTCGATCCCCTCTCAACGCATTCGGATTCGATTTTTTCCTCTCTTGAGTTTTTAGACACTGTTTTGTGATAGCAAACGTATGTTACTGATCCTTTTCCTCATCGTTTGTACAGTCAAATTTACTTTGTATCATAGAGTAATGAACGCATGATTAGTAGTAACGATCTTATCGCTGTCATCGAGAAGAATCCCTATGACTTCGACATTTACGCTGTAGTTGCCGATCTGCTTGAGGAAGAGGACAGCTTCGATCTTGCTTGCGTCTTCCGCTGGTGCGAGCGATACAAGAAATGTCCTGATACTGCTGGTGAGGGATGGTATTGGTACAGCGATTTAGGAATTGATGGAGAACAGGGACAGCCTCATACGATCTCGACACAATGGGCAGGAAAGATTGACGATTGGACAAGGAATCAAACGTCCCTGACACATCTTCCCCGCTGGAGAGGAACGTTTCGAGAAGCAATGGAAATGCTCATCCCCTTCATGGAGCAATCATCATGACTACTTCCGATCAACTCATAGCAGTCATTGAAACTGCTGTACTCGAAAAGCAAATCATCAATTTCGATCTGTTCCTTGTCATCGCGGATTTGCTGGAAGAGGAAGGAGATTACCCCCTCTCAGTCGTTTTCCGTTGGTGCAGCAGAAATAAGAAGGTTCCCTATCTCAATCCGAGATGGGGATGGGCATTACTGCGAGCAGACACGGATTATTCCTTTCCCGGACATTGGGTCGATTTTGTCGATAAATGGGATGAGCATGATGACAAACGAGATACTTACTTCACTCCCACACTCAGGGAACGATTGCAGACACTCATTCCCTTCATCGGGGAAATGCAATCATGAGAAGATTATGAAAATACTGAAAGTGCAGTATCTTATGAATTCTTATTTATGCGTTCAGGAATAACGAACATGACAACAGCAGACGAATTGATTGCTGCTCTCGCTCTCGACCACAAGAACCATGATCTGTATTTGATCGTAGCGGATCGACTGGAAGAGGAGGGTCAGTGGGAATTGTCTCAAGTCTATCGCTGGTGCGGAATGACGAAACACTATCCAGAACAAGACTACGATCATTTCGACTGGTATATCTTTTTGGGAAATGACCCGAATAGCAATTTACCCGATAAGGAATGGGTGAGGAAAATTGACCTCAAAAAATATGGTCTTATGTCTTTTGCTCAATCCATTGCTGCTCTGATCCCCTTTCTGGAGGAAATGAAACACCATGAAAACGCTATCTGAGATTCTCGCTCCGATCAAGAATGACGTTGAGGAGTGGGATGATTCAGTTATCGAAAATTGGCACGTCACACCTAGGGCAGCAAAGGAGGAAAAGAAATCAGACATAAGTACCATTCGTAGACTTATCAACGAAATCGAAGCGTTGCAGGGAATCCTGTCCGACTGTCAAAGCGAGTCAGGAGCGTATCAAGCAGGAATGGAAGCAGGTAACAAACAAATCCTTGATGCTCTGGTACAGTATGCAGATAGCTACGATGAATATGACCACGACCAATCAGGAGCTAATTTTGCTCTCCTGCAATTTGTCAAGGAATGGAAGGAACGAAATCAATGAACAATGAAGAAATTACCTCTCTCAAGCAATATGTCAAGAGACAGCAGGAGCGACGAATTGAGCTAGGGGAATGGCCAGAGCGAGAGAATCTAACGAGTTCCTTTTGCAATTGCTGTCAGAAGCTATTCGAGGAAATCGACTTCCGAGACGGATTGATTTCTGATTTGAAATCCGAGTCAACGGGATACGATCTCGGACGGGAAGCAGGAATTGAATGGGTCATGAAGCATTTGCAAGAGGAGATGGACAAGGCAGTAGCGAATCCAGAGAAGAGGACATTTCGATTACCGATAGGATCAGTAATCAGGACACTCCCGGCAGAACCTACAATGTGGGTAGGAGGAACACTTGTTGCCGCTACAGATAGACCTGACGATATTGGCGGATATGAGGTGAGTACATTCCTCGTTCAGAATGACTACATCTCCATCATCAAGAAATTGCTGGAAGCATGGAGGACAAAAGAGCAATGATGACAGCAGAAGAAATCAAAATGCTCTGGAGGAGATTGACTCAGGAATCCAATCCTCGCTCATTACCAGTAGACACCCATTATATAGTGGAATTGATTAAGGTAATTCAGGATAGAGACGGAATGATTGCCTTCCTTCAAGGTCTCATCTCCGATCTCAAGAGCGAATCCTCTGCTTACTCTGTCGGGATGGAGGAAGGAGTCAAGTGGGTCATGGAGTATTTGCGGAAGGAACGACCCATCGTGACATTCAACTCCAGAGAGGTTTTGCAAATGCTTCCAGACGGAAACACAGTCGAGAGGAGCAGAGAGATGAGCAGACAACCAATCGAGGAATCCGACATTATGGGCATCCTCATGGCGTTCAAGGAACGAGAATCATGATTACTGATAAAGTGCTGACGGAATTTACTGAGTGGTTGCAATCAGAGCAAGACCTCAATCCGCGAGTCTACAAGAAATTGCTTCTCGATATTCTTGATCTAATCGAATTTCAAAAGGGTATTATCTCCGACCAGAGAAGCGATAGTGGTTTGTATTCTCAGGGAATGCAAGACGGAGTGGAATGGGTAATAGAGTATTTGCGGAATACGACCCTGAGAATGACTTGCGAACCCCACGAATTGCCCAATCAGGTTGTAGTAGCAGGTCATCTCGTTGCATTAGGAATTGAAAAGGCGTGGAAGGAACGGGAATAGCCTGTAACATTTGTCTTTTGACTCCCCATCAGCATTTTCTCAATTCATCGGAAAACAAGGGAATTGCTTATTGTTTTCTCTTCCTGAGACGACAGAACAACGTTAGTATGTCTTGTCTTTACTCTCTAATTCATTTCCAGAAGGAATTCCTTGCTCCATCGCTGAATGGTCATATGAGAGATTTTCGTATTGAAGAGAGCAGATAGGTACTCTGCTGTATTGCGTGTACTACATCCCATAGCGAGAGCTTCCATTGTCTTTTCCCTCATCAATTCCCTTCTCGTTTTCCTTGTCATTTCCTGTCTCATTCCCCTTTTCGTCTGGATGGAGCGGACTTGAGGAAAAGGTGTATTGGGATGGATGAGTGTAAAAGTGGGAACTCCCTCCAGCATTAGCTGTAATCTGATTAGCTCCTCTGTTGTCAATCTTTCGTGTGGTCTCCAGTGAATATCAAATAGTGCTGGTCTCATGATCCGATCCATTGATTCCGCTACAAGAATTCCTCCGATCCGTTTCGCTTCCCTGATAGCACTAGCTAACCATTCGATTTCCCTCCCGTCCCCTGTCTGTTCGATAATGGAGTGAATGACAATTCCCCTCCGTAGCAATTCAGACATGAGGTTTGATTTTTGATCCTGTAAATTCCCATTCCATCGTTGATAAGACCCAGAGACTCGACATAGGACGATAGCTGCTTTGTCGAGTGGGATTATCTCGAAAGGGAAGACCACATCAGAGGGTCTGAGAAGGATTTTGTTGACATTATTTCTGTCTAGATTAGAATTCTTCATGTGAACGTGTTGCTTGCGGTTTTGGAGTAGCGAGTTCCCTACCAAAGTTACTCGCTATTCCATTTCGACGCAAACAGAACACTACTCAAACAGACAAATTTCCGTCAAGTCTGAATCAAGAGGATTTTCAATGGGGAGAGGCAGACCAAGATTGAACATTAGTGATGAGGAGAGAGCGGAGCGAAGACGAGAACAGCAGCGAAGGAGTGATGAGAGGAAACGAGAGAAACGACGAGAACAGGGGGTGTGTACAAGGTGTTCCAGTCCCCTTGATACATTTTCAGTCTGTCGTTGTTCCGAGTGTTTGAGGAGAGCTAGAGAAGCGTGGAGGAGGGGCTACTACAGGAAAGCACTTCAGGGACAGCAACCATGATTAGCAACGAACAACTGGAAGTATTACGACAGCAGACACATGATAAGCGATTTGACTCTATTTCAGGTCTTACAGTCATTCGATTGCTTGAACTGATCGACTTCCAGAATGGGATCATCAGCGATATGAGAACAGAGTCCAGTGCATTCGATCTAGGAGTGCAGGAGGGAGAGAAGAAGGTTCTGGAAGCACTGGAGAACTATTTTGCTACTCTTCACTTCTCTCAGAAGTTTGCAGCAGTCCGCAAGGTGTTGGAGCAATTCGAGATTGACTATCGCAAAGGGATAATTCTTACTGTACAAGAGTGAACTATCTCAAAATCGCTCTACAATCCCCGATCCTCCCTCAAACGCATTCCGTATCACTTTTCAGCACTTCGGAGCTTTTAGACACGGTTCTGTAACAGGAAAAGCATCTCAGACGGGAACATAGACATACGGAGTAACGACAAGATCGAAGTGTTCAGCGAGAGCGGACATGCAGGAAATGAAAGTTTGATGATTCTGTCGGAAATTGAGATTGAACCAATTGAAGTCCATAGCTTTCCTAGCTTTGTAGGCTAATCGGTATTGCAAGTTATCGTTCCATGCCGGGATATCCCATGTCATGAACCATTCCCATTCGCTGTCAGGATTTCGATAGGGGTACTTCTTATTCTCCCCGCACCATCTATATGCTCTTGCTAGTTCCCAATTCCCCTCTTCCTCCAGAAGATCAGCAGTAACGAGATAAAGAGCAGAGTCAGAAGGATTCTGAGCGAGAACAGCAATTAGTTCATCGGAAGTAGTCATGATGCTTTCCCCTTTGTCAGTTCCTTCAGTTGTTCCTTGATCCCCTTCAGTTTCTCCGTCAGAGAGAGGATAGCTTCCGTTTCCTTCCAGGCGTGAGCTGTCCGCAGTTCCGATAGTACCTGTTCTTTCTGTTCCCGTAGTGCCTTTTCCTCTGCTGATGGTTCAGGGGGAACGATAGGGATACCCTTCCGCATCTTGTCTCGGATACAGGCAGCTTTGCTCTTGATCGAACTAGTTACTTTCCGCATCCTCCTCATTGATTGCTTGCAATCGTTTCTGAATGATTTCTTGGTGTCCCTTCAAGTGGTAATCATGTCCTGATTCCTGAGACTTTTTGTATTCCCTTTTCAATTCCTCTCGTTCCTCCATCCACCCGATGACTACTTGAATCTTTTCCTCATCAGGTAATGAGGCGATGTTGACGATTTTCCTTTCCGCTACCTCTGTTGATGGGACAAGTACGATCCTGTCATTCCTGATGACAGTGACAATCTGAGCAGCACCCGGAAAGCGAAGTGGGTCAATCACGAAATAGCAGTCATGCTCCTTGCTGTAGTAGTAAGTGGTATTCCGCAGCTTCCCCCCTGGAATGAATTCGTTGTCCTCACACTTCCGGGAGGACTGGAAAGCAGTGATGACTTGTTGGTGATCTTCATCGGAGTAGACGGAGACTCTTTCGCACCAACGCTCAATCGCATGGCGAGAAACGAAAACTTGTTTGAAGAACATGATGCACTGTTCCTTTGCGAGTAGGAGGATTGGGCGATATTGTAATTATCAGAGGTTTCCTTTGAATGCGTCCAGTGGTTCGAGATTGAACTGTCTTGCTGCGGAACACATCTGCTACGCAGATATCGTCTTCCTTCCAGTCCCTTGTGATGAGATGCCGTCGATCCGTCCTGTTCAAACGACAGTAGAGAGTTATCAGGTTCTCCGCTTCCGTCTCTGTCAGAACAGAGTGAAACGGCATGGCGTGGGGAAATCCCCTTTGACGTTTCGTACCGAAGGTCACTGTTCCGTCTGCTCAGAGGTGATTACTCCCCTACTTGCGTAGGAGCTTTCCCGATTTTACGGCTACCTTGTAATCCCAAGGTAAGAATGTTGATTGCAGCATTCACGTCTCTATTGAGAGACAGCTTGCACTCAAGACAGACATACTTCCTCTTGTCCAGCGGCATCTTTTGACGATGCCCACAGCTAGAACACGTCTGACTGGTGTAAGCGGGATTCACTCTCACGATAGTTCTACCAGCGTTTGCAGCTTTGTAGAGCAGGAGAGTGAAGAAAATGGCCCATGAAGCATCGCTGATAGATTTTGAGAATTTTCTAGTTTCAATCATCCGATTAACTTCCAAATCCTCTACAGCGATGAATCCGTATGCATTGACAATCCTCCGAGACTGTTGGTGAGCGAAGTCTTTACGTCTGAATTCGATCCTCTCATGAACGCGGGCAACAGGTTTTCTCCGCTTGATTCTTTCTGTGGTACCTTTTGCCTCCTTACTGAAAAGTCGCTGCACTCTGGCCAGTTCCTTTTCATCCCGTTTGAAGAAGCGAGGATTAGCAATCTTTTCGCCGTTGGATAGAGCAGCGAAAGAACACAATCCTATATCAATTCCGATTTGATTCTTGCTCTTTTTTAATGGTTTGGGATCGTTCAATTCACATACAAAAGTTACATACCACTTGCCCGTTGTTGATTTTTTCAACGTGACAGTCTTGGGATTCCCTTCCAACGGACGATGAAGGATGATCTTGACATCACCTACTTTCGACACACGGAGCATTCCATCACGAATGTAGCATCGGTGGATTACTTGAGGGAATGTTATGCTTCGGTAACGATGGAAGCTCTTAAATCTTGGATATCCAGGTTTCTCCCCGTTTCTCCATCTTCGGAAGAATGCCTGAAATGCGAGGTCAACACGAATAGCAACATTAGTTAACGCTTGAGCATTGACGATCTGTAAGGTCTCTCGTTCCTTCTTGAGAGCAGGGAGTGTGTTCATTAAGTCGTAGGCACTCAATGATTTTTTGGATTTCCTCCATTCCTTTTTCTTTTCAGCGAGGAAGTGATTGTATAGCCAACGACATTCCTCCAGTTGGGCATTCAGGATGGTTTCCTGTGCCTTTGTCGGGTAAACTCTGTATTGGAATGTTACTTTACGCATGTTGTTCATTTTACTAATAGTTCTGTGTTTGTCAAGCAAAATCGCTCAGAGAAAGAGCTTGACGGGTAGGGACAGAGTAGCTTTCGTTTTCATCGTTGTTACCTCAGTTGTTCGGAGCTTTCAGGATTGTCAATTCCTGTTCTGTGTATTTCTCCATGACAGTTCGCAATCGCTCAAGGGAATAGGGATTGAGTGTGCTACCCTTGACACTTAGAAGGATTGCTAGGAGTATCCATTCCTCTCTCGTTTTCCCTTGTCTGAGGAAGTCAATGAGACAGTTCAGCATATTCCTTGTTGTCTCCCATCGTTGTTCCGTTGCTGTCAGTTCGACGGCCATTCCCGTACCCTTTCCTGTAGTTCTCGGATCAGAGTGTAAGCTTGATCGAGACGTTTCCCTGCCGTCAGTAGAGTTTTGTACCTCTCGAAAAGACTCATATCGACACTGTGTTTGTTGATGTAGTCTGCGAGAGTTTTGAGTTCCTCGATTTCGGATTCGTCCGGTAACGTCCCGGAACACTTCCGTCAGCATGTCGTTGTAGACTCCTTCGACCTTGTGGACTTCCTGTACTCTTCCTGTACTCGCGTTCCCCGGATGACGTAGAAGGACATATCGTAGGTGTCTTCCGGCGTCAGAGTGATTCGGACGCAGTTGATCCCCATCTTGCAGAAACGGGAGGGGAGTTTGAATGTCAAGCTGTTGTCGCTGCTGACGTACTGACGGGCACCTGTCATGCAGGAGAAGCGACTTCCACCGAGTTGACTGAGGATTTCCTGAGCTACTAGCATGGAATTTCCCTTTCTAGGAAATGGGGCGATGGAGGGTGTTCAACTGTACTGCTTGAGGATTTCCTGAGCCTCATCCAGATAGCGAGCGGAGTCAACGACCCGGACAGTCTTTCCGAGAACGTTGCTCCAGTTCCCGCGAGCGTCAATCTCCACGACAGCGTATCGTTCCCCGTAGGACTTGCAGATTTCGGGTTCAAGGATGATTGCGTACATTGTTGTCTCCTGTCGTTTGGTTGTTCTCTGTCACTAAACAACTATTGCTCATGAAATGGAGAAGTCAAACCAGAATTCCGATTTTCTTTTCCCTTATCATCTGTACACTAATCGAACACTCTCGAAATCGAGCTATAATCCCCTAGAAGCGATCCGACGCATTCTGACTCGATTTTGCTGTCTTCGTCGCTTCTGGACGCTGTTTTGTGACGGGAAACGCTATCAGGAAGGGAATGAGCAATGATCGCACAAGTACGCTACTTTCAACGATCAGACGCCACTTACGTTCAAACGATGCTGGACTGGTTGACGGAGCTAGGTCCGTCTCGAATCATCGGGATTTGTCGATGTGAGGATGATGTAGCGGTCTATTTTTGGAGTGATGAATAATGGGTGCAGTCGTTCGCAATTACGAAGAGTGGTTAGCATGGATGAGGAAAAACTGCTGGACGAATCAGGGATATGTTCCTCCTGAGATGGGCAGACCCAGTCCCGACGATTACCCCATGATTTGCAATGCTGTTTACAATCGTCGTCATGGGGACTATTCCGATGTAGAAAGCATCAGTCTCAAGGACTTCACAGACGAAATCTGTCCTCTTCCCATTTCCGCTTACAGAGTGCTGACGGATGAGCAGTTGAACAAGATCGGAGAGGAAGTAGGGGGGTCGGATTACTCAAGCGAGCAGTCGATTTCCGATGTAGTGGGACAACTCCTCAAGCATATTGAGTTTCTCAACGGGGTCATCTCGGATCAGAGGACGGAATCCGCTCTGTACGATCAGGGGGTAAGGGAGGGAATTAAGAGAGCTAGTGTCGATAGTAGTGATGTAGAAGAAGAACCATACGAAGGATGGACGGGGACACACTGATGATGGCAGACATTGAAATTGACGCAATGTATCAGCAGATGAGGGATAGATACACTCATTCGGGTTATGCGAATGAAGTGGTTGATAGTCTCATCAGTGAATTACGCTTCATGCGAGCAGTGATGAAGGATTTGACGATGGACTATCCCGGAGCAATCGAGCTAGGTCGAAAGCTGGAACGGGAACGATGTTTGCAGTTGGTCAGTGAAATGGAATTCGAGTACGTTCATGAAGGACGATGGAGTATAGATGAAATCACCACAAGGGAGAAACTGAAGGAGCAAATCAATGACTCAGCAAGACCTTGAATTGATGCGGGAGCGGAACGAACAGCGGAGGAAGTTGAAGGATCAGGCTACTCCTGATTTGTGGGAATACGATAAAGGCATTGTATTCATTCCTGCTTACGATCTAGGAAATGGGAACATTGAAGATGGCACATTAATTTGTTCATTAGAATATCGAACAGATAGCACCGTAACAGAGGATGGAACATTCATTGCTCACGCTCGCAATGATAAAGTAGAGGATGACGTTGACTTGCTCCTCAAAGCAGCAGAGGAATTGCTCATCCTCAAGCAAATGCTCTCTGACCTCAAAGTAGACGAATCCAGAGCGTATGAGCTAGGAAAGATCGAGGAACGTGAAGCATGTGCCACCATCGCTGAGAATTGGGGAGGAGCAGAACCTAATCCACACGGCAGACGAGCAGCACTTGCAAGAGAAATTCGCAACAGGGGAAACAATGACACAGCAAGAACCGGATGAAATTCGTTCTGATAATAAAATAAGACGGCAACTGAAGGCAGAGGCAACACCTGGAAAATGGGCATGCGGTAATGCTCCTGAAGAACCCGACACATGGTTGATCGGAGCAAATGGACTTCTCTTCATTCGTGTCGTTGGTTCTCCTGAACACAATGCTATTCATGATGTTGCCCTGATCGTCAATGCTCGCAATTCCGATGTTGAGGGAGTAGTAGACAAGCTCATCGAACAGGTTCAGGAATTGCTTGTCCTGAAACACATCCTTTCCGATATCAAGTCAGAGGAAGGACGAGCATTTGAATTAGGTAGGATTGATGAAAGAGTGAAGAGTCTTCAAACGATTGCGGAAATGCAGTTTATGTATGATGCAACCAAAATCGAACAGAACGATCAGAGAGTAGTAGGGAAGGTTGCGATTGCGGTTTTTGCTGAACACGTCAAGGAAGCTATCCGAAAACAACCATGATTCAGACAGTCGATCAAGCAATTCTTGCTGATATCCTTGCTAACCCCAATGATGACTCCCTACGTCTTATCCTCGCCGATTGGTACATGGAAAATGGACAGGAGGACAAGGGAGAATTGATCCAGATTCAGATAGCTCTTTCCAAAATGGGTCATGATCCTCGTTTCAATCCGATGAAGCGTCGGGAGTGTGAGCTACTATACAAGAACGTCTACGAATGGACTGACCCAATCATCCGGGGTCGTACTTATACTGTCTCTGGAACGAAAGTCTATCTCCCTGAGTCAACGAGTGGGAGACGGGAATACGAATGCACTTTCGAGAGGGGATTCCTCCATTCTGTGAAATGTCGGATGGAAGGATGGTACGACAGTGGGGATGACTATGAGATTGATGGAATTGACATTATCAGAAGACAACCAACGATCCGACAAGTGGAGATTGTCGATAGGGAACCTGTTGTAGTTCCCGGATGGAATCCTGTCAATCATAGATGGTACTGGATTGCTAGAGGATATGTCGGAGAGGCCCAACAGATTTCTAACATCATCCCGTTTGCTGTTCTCAAATTGATGAAGGGATGTATGGCAGTTCAAGATGCAGACACCATAGAAACAGACGGTTTCTCATCTGCGGAGGAAGCGAAACGGGAGTTGTCCATCGCCTGTCTCCGTTGGGCAAAAGGAGAAACAGCATGACCGAAAGCGAGTGGTTGCTATCGACTGATCCACATAGGATGATGCTCACCCTCCTCAATCCCCACAATGCGAAATCCGTCCAGAAAGATAGTCCTTTCTGGACGATCAAGGTGAGTAAGAGGAAATTGCGTCTTTTCTGCTATGAGAGCTATCGGGTTCGCTACGGATACAAATTACCTGGTTCTTCTCCGTGGAGTCAATGGGGAGACGGAGAGGAATCCACTCTGGAGAAACAGAAAGGACAAACTCCGTGGGGGGATGCTATTGCTGCATGTTCGACAGAATACAAGAAGGATGAAAATACCAATACACAATTAACTAACCTCCTTCGTTCCATCATCGGAAATCCCTTTCGTCCCATTCAAATCATCCCCGCAGAGGAACCTAACATCTGGGAAGCAATCCCCATCCTTGTGAAAGCAGCGACGGAGAAGAACTACTTCTTTATGGGATGGGTGAATGATACAGTGAGGAATATCGCTCAGAACATCTATGAGAAGCGAGATTGGGAAGGTCTACCCATCCTTGCTGATGCACTCGAAGATCAAGGTTGCTGCAATGAGGACATGCTTCGACACTTGCGAGGATATCAGCGATGCGGGGGCAATGGAAATTCAGAGCGTGTCGGGAACGATCATATCGACCACTTCGATAAGTATTTCTGCGATTGTGACGGAACAGGATGGATTGTTGAAAATCCCCTTATCCGCTGTAGAGGGGATTGGGTTCTTGATATCATCTTGGGGAAGGAATAGACAATGAGTAGTCGTAATGAGGAAACAATCAATCGAGTTCGACAACTCGTCAAGGGAATCAAGGAAGGAAGGGTTTTAACTTCTGGTGGGAATGCAAATGAGATGCAAAATCTTCTCAATGAAATTGACTTCCGAGATATGCTCATCTCTGACCTCAAAACGGAATCAACTGCCTACGAGCGTGGTTGGAATGATGGGATTCAATCGCTCCTGCCGATCTTGAAAAGATGTTTAGGTAATTTGGAAAATGACCATATCAATCGAGAAACTCGTGGTGGAAGAGAAGGAAAGAAACGACTTCTTACTGAATTACGAGTTCTCATCGAATTGGGAAAAGCAAATGGCTGAGACAGCAACAGCAGTATGGAAGGGACCAAAGGAAGAATTGGAACGTTCCATCTATCGAACTTCCTTTGAGGAGTTTGTCAGGGATTTTTGGTGTGAGGTTCCGGGTAGTGGAAACCTCAAGTGGAATTGGCATCTGTCTCTGTTCTGTGAAGTGTTGCAGGAAGCAGCAGAGCGAGTATTCAAGGGACTCCCCAACGAGAGCGATATCTGTCTCAATGTGTCTCCCGGTACAAGTAAATCCTCTGTGTGGTCGATCCTGTTCCCTGCTTGGTGTTGGACTCGAATGCCCGAGATGCGTTTCCTTACTGCATCGCATACGGATGAGTTAGCTCTCGACCTTGCGAACAAATCTCGTTCAGTCATCAAATCAGAGAAGTATCAATCCCTCTTTCCTGAGATTGAATTCTGTGAGGATCAGGACACGAAAGGTTATTTTAGGAACACTCTCGGAGGGGATCGGAAGACTTGTACTGTTGCAGGTAAGTCTCCAACCGGGTTCCATTGTCACGCCGCTATTGTCGATGACCCGATTGACCCTAAGAAGGTACTTTCTGAAGCGGAAGTGAAGAATGCAAGGGAGTTCATGACGAATGTACTACCCTCTAGAAAAGTCGATAAGAAAATCAGTGTTACCTTTCTCATCATGCAACGTCTTGGAGTGGAAGACCCAACAGATGTGATGTTGAAAGAGTCACAGAACCCAGGAGCTATTCCCGTTCGTCATATTTGCTTGCCCGCTGAATTGCTCAGAGGGGATGATGGAGCTTATCAGGATTGTGATGTAAGACCACAGGAACTAGCAAGACGTTATATTGATGGGATCATGGACCCCAATCGTCTTGATCGACAATCATTAGCTCCGTTCAAAGCGAGAGGGATTCATTATTACGCTACACAATTTCTCCAGAAACCTTATTCGTCATCCGGGGGTATGTTCCATGAGAACTACTTCAACAATCGGGTCAAAGCATCCCCCTATCATGTTGTGAGACGGGTTCGTTATTGGGATCGGGCGGCGTCTGCTGCGGGGGAAGGAGGTTGCAGGACTGCGGGTACTCTCATGTCCTTTGACGGAGAGGATTTTTACATTGAGGATTGTGTTGTCGGAGAATGGGAACCTCACGAACGAAATCAAGTGATGCTTGCTACTGCAATGAAAGATAGAGCGAAGTATGGACCTAAAGAGGAACCAACAATCTGGATTGAAGCAGAAGGAGGATCATCGGGGAAGGATGCATTCAAGGCGATTGCTCGCGTTCTTAGGGGGTTCAACGTCAGACAGCAATACGTTAGTCGATTGGGAAACAAAGCAACGAGAGCAGAACCATTATCTGCTCAGTTTGCTGCGGGGAATATCTATCTTGTAGACAATGGGGAAAGTGAGAGTCAGGGGAAGTCAGAATGGGATATCAATGAGTTTGTCAGGGAGTGTTGTGCGTTTCCTTTAGGGAAATACAAGGACCGGGTGGATTCTGCATCGGGTAGCTTTTCTCTGCTTGCAGGAGCAGGAGACAAGAAAAAGGGATTGAAAACCTATTCTCTCGGATCGACAAAACAGAAGGGCCTTCGCATCGTTGCTACATCCGTCGATCAACTCCCCTTACTGGATATTGCAGAGCATTCTTGCTTGATGATTCATCTGTTCAATCCTCCGTTAGATTCTGAGTCCATTCCCATTCCCCCTCATGCTCTACGCAAGCTGGTTGATAGTCTGCAACTATCCTTCATGGATATCGACCCCGCAGATTATCAGGAAGTGTGGGACGTTCCGCTAGAACCGTATGAGATGCTTCCGCAGCAATTGATGATGCAAGCAGAGCAAGGGAAACGGTTGTGGTCATCCGTCTTGAGGAAAAGAGAACCTCCAGTGGAAGTAATCGTGATTGTTGATGAGGGGGACAATCGAGCTTTATCTGTTGCTCTTGCTGTCTGTGACGTACTAGCTCTCGACAGGAGTAGTGCGATTTACTATCCCGAAGACCCCGATAAGAAATTCACGAAAGCAGACAAAGCAGAGAATGGGTTCATCTTCGATGTGACAAAGCTCGCTCGTAATTCTGTTCTCTGAGCTAGAATTGAGAAAGGAATGGAGTTTGATTCGCTTTTGCAGACTTCGGAGCTTCTAGACGTGTTTTTGTGATAGCAAACGTACTTCCAGAGAGAACATCCCATGAGAAAGCCTACAGCTACATGCAAACACGCTCAACTCATCATTGATGGGAAGTGGCACTATCTCCAGTCCGAGATTACGGAAGGATGCTGGGGATGCTCTGCTGTCCTCACTCCTGCTCATCTCTATACTCATACGAACCTAGACAAAATCGGTATGGATGAGGAACTCCGAAAGCAACTGGAATCCGACCCTGTCTTGCTTGCGGAGGAACTAGCAAGATGGAATCTCCCAATGTGGGAATGCAAGGTCTGCATGAAAAGGAAGTGGGAGGAAATCGAGAAGGAAATCGCGGAGGGTAAGATGATACCCCTTGAGGAATGTTTTCTGGATTTGACTGACCTAAATAAGCGTATGCAATGGTTGCTCTCCACGATTGCGGAAATCGAATCCTGTGTCTCTGACTGTCCCGATAGAGACAAGCTCCCGATGTGGAAAAAGGAACTGGAGGAATTACAACATGATTGACAATGGGATTCCTCTTATGACCCAGTATTTCAATCTGTCCCTCTATGAACTACCAGAGGAAAAACAGTGAACAAGACTCTCAGTGCAATTCTCGACGTTCTCCTCGCTGACCCCATCGACGCAAGAGCAGTCGCGGAAGTGGATGTGATGGCGTTCGTGGACTGTCTGCGGGAGTGTGAACCCGTCGATGCTGTTGCTGCGATCTTCCGTCTCGTCAACGCTCTGATGAGTGCAAGGATTACAGCGAATACACCTATGGGGATGATTACATACCCTCCTACTCCTACAGGCGATCAAGTGGAGAGAATGAGGGAGGAATTAGAAAGATACATGAGAGAATATCCTCCGATTACACCAGCAATTTACCCATATACCCAACCTGTTTTTCCTCCTATGACTCATCCTTCCACTGCTCCTGATTGGACTGTAACCAATACATCCAATACAGCAGAGACAAAGTATACAGCAGAAACCTATGGAAGTAGAATCACGGATTGCATCCAATGAACAAACTACTAGATACGCTGGAAGAACTATGGTGGGATATCGGAGGTGAGGGATGACAGCCAAAGTACGAGTTGATCCAGTGACAGGAAGACCCGTATTCGGGAGTGTTCTCGAAATGCTGCGAGCGATTGCGGACAGGAAGACAGTGAAGAAGTTTCAGAAGATGCTGCGAAAGAAGAAAGGGGACAACAAGTAAGCAACGTTGTATGATGCGAGATTGTTCCAACTACTTGACGTGAATAAATCGCGTCCGCAATACAGCTAGGGAATGTGCTTCAGGTCATGTTGGCCTGACTCGAAGTGTCAAGAACGACAAACTACACTGTAATGGCCGCAGAGAGCCAGAGGGGAAGATGCTCCACCATGAAAATCACCGAAGTCCGTGTCAAGCTCATGGACGAATACGAGTCCCCTAACAAACGACTGCTCGCCTTCTGCTCTATCGTCATTGACCAATGCTTTGTAGTTCGTGACCTCAAGATCATCGACGGCAAGAATGGACTTTTCGTCTCCATGCCCGACAAGAGGATTCAGGATCATTGTCCCGAATGTGACACGAAGAATCCTCTCATCTCCACCTACTGCTCTCGCTGTGGCTATCATCTCGGAGAGTGGATTCCGAATACGGATCAACCCAAACTCTTCGCTGATGTAGCCCATCCCATCACTCTCGAATGTCGGAGGATGATTTCGGAAGCGTGCATCCACGGCTATAGGGAGGAAGTCAAACTCGCCTCCGTCAGTGGATACATCAGCAGTTATGACATGCCTGTGAGCATGCGTCCTGGGTTCGGGGCTTTCGTCGGAATGAGTGGATAAGGAGAAATCATGTTCAAGTGGATGACAAGGAAAAATCCGTACTACCTGCTGTTTCTGGTTCTGTCGTGGTTGGGTGCTGCTGTGCTGTATGCGAGATGGGAGGAAATCAATCCCTACTATTTCGGATTCTGCATGTGGTGCTGTGGAGTTAATTCTGCTTTCCTGCTTTTCAAGAACATCGAAGTACCAGACAAGATGTAGACTATAATTGCTGTAGTGAATTCGCAACAGGGAGAGAATCATGCAGCAGCAACACGTCCCCGATATCAGCAACCTCATCACGTCTGATGGTCATTTCAGAGACGCCATTCATGTCGCCATCTCCCCCGTTCAAGCGGGGGAGACTCTGTTCCCCGGAGAGAAAATCAAGCTAGAGGGTGGAGTAGCTATCTCTGTTGAGCGAGCAGAGGATTCCATCGGGGTTGTCTCCCCCTTCCTCAAGGATCAGGTGAAGGAAGGGGAGTGGTTCTATATGTTCCTCAATCCAAATACAGTTCAGAACCTACGGCATACCTGGCAATTGATCGGATTCAATCCAAAGCGTCGGGGTGAAGGGGAATGAATACAGTCGTACTTTCCAATCTCAGGAATCATCTCCACATTATCGAAAGATCATTGGATTATGCGATTGAATGTGGTTCAATCATTTGTGGGGAAGCATTCAAGGAAGGAGAAGTAGAACCACAAAGGAAAGCTAATGGTATCATGCAATCTTTATGGAGCATCAGGAATGAGCTAAATAGAGCAAGGGAAGCGATTGACAATGCGGAGAAAGCAGAATGAGCAGACAGAAGGACACAAGGGAGGGTTTTCTTCTCTCCATTGCAGAGGACCGCTTCAATCGTGATTTGCGATTGATCTTCGCTGACTTCCTTGAGGATCAGGGACTAGATGACGAAGCAGCTTTTCAGCGGAAGTGGACTCCGAAGCTCCAGCGAGCGATTGACTGGATTGAGGGATTCTCCTCTGCTCATGAACTGGACTATGAGGAAGTGATTGAGACGGGTCGGAGATATGCAAACAGCGGAGAATACGAAATTGATTGGACTTCCGATACAGCTAACGAGGAATTCGAGTCTGATCCATCCATGCTAGAAATGTTCTGGAAATACTGGTCTGATATCACTGGACAATCCCACCCGAACGGACCCGAAGTAGAACGGGAATACTACGATGATGGATGCTATGGGTGCTAAGTAATGAAACTCCAAGATGATCCGAAAGCTGCTGGATTCCTCGCTGCAATCGCTGCGGACAAATACGATGTTGTCACAAGACTCGTATTTGCAGATTGGTTGAGCGACAACGGATATGATGACGAATCAGCAGAGCAGCGACACAGAGCTACTCCTGAGTGGAGAGAGGCAGATGAATGGTTTGTTGGGTTTGCTGTTCTTGCAAGTGATGACGGATGGGAAGATACACAGAAGTCTGTTTCCGTGGAGCAAGTGATTGAAGCTGCAAAACGCTATCTCGAAACAGGAGAGGATACCTGTCTCAGTGGAGACGGATTTAGCATCACAAATCGTTGGAATGAGGAGATGGAACGGGACTTCTGGAAGTATTTCCAGTGGTGGACCGGGGAATATGTTGAAGCGGGTGAGGGAATGCCATTTGGTTGCTGCATCTGAGGAGAAAAGACATGAGCAGGGAATCAATCATCGCTGATGGGGGACGTGGGTTTCTCGACGCTATCGAAAAGGATCGCTATGACTCAACAACCCGTCTCGTCTATTCAGATTGGTTAGAGGAACATGGATACGACGATGAATGTCTGGAACAGCGGAGACTAGCTACTCCTGAATGGATCGAAGCAGACAAGTGGTTACATGAGTATGCAGCCAGAGTCAAACCATACGATACAGAGACAGTTTACGGGACAAGAGATGCTGTAGTGACAGAGGAAGGAAAGGAGAGAGCATTCAAACTCCTCATGGAAGAGATGCAAGCAAATGAGTTGTTTTATCATGGTTGTGATTTGTATTCATTTGGTGAAGTAGAGGAACCCGATGAGTTGAAAAAGTATGCAGAGATTTGGTTACATCAGGGAATCAATTGGGACGATTTCACGTTTACCTGTTCCTGCTGAGACAGACAATGAACGAACAAGAGTGGTTTGAATCCTCCGATCCTGTAGCAATGTGGAATCACCTCCACTATTCCAGCTATGAGGAAAGTCAGTATGGAGGAACATCGACACAGAGCAGACACCCTCCCCTCATCAGCAAGCGGAAAGCTAATCGTTTTGCTTGTATCTGTTCCAATCGGATTGAGGATGAGAAGTTACAGATTCAGTCGATGATGGGATTGACGATCAATAGGTCATCCGTCATTCACTTCACAAGCGGAGAATCCTTGATGGGCAATTCCGCTTTGTGGTCGCAGCACTTGCGGGATATTGTCGTCAATCCCTTCTCGTTTGCTGTTCGTGGTCCTAAGTGTTTCTGTCTAGGAGCAGTTAGTGATATTGGTTGCAATCGAGAGTGTGAAGCTAATCAACAAAAATGGCAATTATGGCTCACACCTACTGTCGTCTCTCTTGCTCAGGCGTGTTACGACCATTTGCAAAAAGTGAAATGTACAGAGTGTGAGGGATGGGGAAAAGTGATTCAGCCTAGTAAATTCACACTTCCAACATGCTCAAAATGCGGAGGAAACGGAACTATCAACACAGGACAGCTAGACTCGGATCGTCTCGGAATCCTCTCTGATGCAATTGAGGACGCTGGTTGTGATGAGGAAGTCATCCTTCGATCCTTGCGGGGAGAAGTGCAGACTTGCGAATATGTCAGTCTCGGAAAAGGAGCAGTCAAAGGAATTGGTAAAGCGGATATCGCTATCAAAACGATAATCTGGAAGAAACGGGAAGTCCCTCTCTTCCCTGGGTTTTGGATAACCGATCTTCTGTTGAATCTGGAGTAGATATGGAGTTTGAGGAGTCATGAGCCAATCACTTCCTCCTTTGTTGCTTGCGATGATTGAAGATTCTGATTGCCCAAACGGGATTCTCTCGGATGCTTTGCAGGAGTATTGTTCCGAATGGATGGAAGGTGATAAATTGGCAATTGTGTATGTCGTAACTGGAGAGACTGGAGAATACTCATCATGGATGACATGGAATGTGTCAGCATATCTTGATGAGCGAGCAGCAAGAGCGAGAGCAGACGAATTGAATAAATGGTGTGCTGATCGAAGCATTCAACATCTTCCTAACGAACAGGAAAGAGCGAGACGAGATCAAATGTTTGGAGAGTTGAATTGGTGGGCATATCACATGGAGATTGAGAAATCAGGTTGTCCTCTTGATCCGAAGTTTCATTGTGATTCAAATGGAACAATTTACTCTGTCGTTGAAATTCCGTTGAAAGGGTAGTCATGAATATCCCCTGCCCTGCTTGTGGTAAGATCGTTGGTACTGAGGACAGACGCAAAAGCAAGACAGGACTCCCTACTGTCCTCCTCAATGGGTCTTCCCTGCTGGAGCGACAGAACGAAGCTCCCCGGATCAAATGTGGTCACTGTCGCAAGACTGTCATCCTGCTCAAAGCGAGTCAACTCTGATGACCCAACGACGAATTGTCACAAATGGACATCTATTTCTCATCCAAGAACTGCTCCCTGTATGGTGGTTACTATGGTTGGGGAAACAATGGGTAGTCTACTGCAACAACTACACTGAGCTTCCCCATTATTTCGGAACGAGACAGGAATCGGAAATGCACATCAAGGGTTTGGAGCAAGAGGAGAACGAATACAATTCCCCATTTGATCGAGTTACATAATGAAGAAATCTAACCTCAAAATGCTCCGACGCAATTTCAACATTGCCTGCATGGACAGGGACAAGCACCAGTGTGTTATGTGTGGTCGGATGCACTGTTTCCTCAACGTCCATCACATCGTAGATAGACATGAACTTCCTGATGGTGGATACACGATGGAGAATGGAATCACCCTCTGTTCGGGGAAGGGTGAGGATAATTGTCACTGGAAAGCAGAACGATTTCATGCGACGGGGACAGCGTTTCCCGGATTCTCTCCCGAAGAATTGCGAGCGAAAATAACATGAGAACAATGTACGATGGGGAAGGAGAAGAGAAGGAACAGGAAAAACCCCGATGGGATATCTCTCCTTTGCAGCCTTTAATCAAGTGGGTGGACTTCCATGAGATGATGCTGGACTTCCTCTTGCGAGACTTTTCCTTACCATCCAATCTCACAGATAAGGAATACTTGAATGACCACACGCAGCGAAGCTCCTCCCTTGAGAGTACAAGTAGCTCTTGAGTACATCACCCTTATGGCGAACAAAGCTGCTTCCCGCATCGCTGCAAATGATTTGAAGATTGAGGAGATACCCGGACAGAAGCTAACCAAAGCAGAGTTGAACACACAAACTACTGCTGCTCATATTCTCAATGAATACTTTCTTGGGAAGCTCCCTCTTGATAGGTTCGAGAAACGGGATGCTAAGAAAAAAATCCCCGCGATTACAATTGAGATGGATGACGAAGAGGATGAACCAGAGGAACGAGACGGAGGTACAACAATGCCCTGTTTCGAGTGCGTCGTAGCTCATGGTGCTGTCAATCCCCAATGTGAGCGATGCAAGGGAAAAGGAAATCTGATCTTCTTTCCATTCGAGGAGGATGAGTAATGGGAATTGTTTATCTCGTTTTCATGTGTTCTGCTTGCATGTTGTTCGGATTCATCATGGGAGTCTTGTGGACAGGGAGAAAGTAAATGGATGATGTACTTTTTACTCTCTGCATGATCGTTGCTGCATTTCTCGCAGGGATGCTCTGGGGTCACAGACTTGCTCGAATCAACTTCATGGAAATTCTCAAAGTAATGGAAAAGAAACCTGATGTGGACAATGCCGATTGGTGGAAGCGAACAGGAGAGGAACAATGATCGGATTCGTTATTTGTGGAATGATCCTTGCCATTATCATTTTTTTGATAGGTTACTGTTTGGGGAATGCTCACGCCTACGGGCGAGTCCTCAAAATGATGGATGAAGTGGATAAGCGAAATAAGGAACATCAGGAAAAGGAGAACGCAACCAATGGCTCTGTCTGATGCTATTCATGAAATCGCTACTCAGATGGAAAGTGATTGTAGAGAAAAGGGAGGTACTATCTATGAATTGACAGACAATGTAGCCATCATCTCTACTGTGATTGGGTTTGTCCGACAACTCCGCTCCGCAGTCAAAGCAGCAGAGGGACAACAGCAAGCTATCGTTTTCAATCCATTCGAGAAGAAAGCAGAGGAAGTAGCAGCAAAGCGAGCAATCCGGGAGCTGGAGGACAGGATCAACATTCAGGAGCGAGTAGGCTCCTGCATGGTCAACTGTGTCGGGGGAAAGTCAGACGATACGATGTTTGAGGTTGATTCCCGGATGCCAACAGGAGCGAAGACAATCGTGGTTGATGAAGTCTACGTCCGACAGGGGGACGGAAATCTGCTCTACTCTGAGGAAGAGACGGAGAAACTGAGGAGCAAGATCAAACAGAGTTAAGTCATGCGGGTGTAGCTCAATGGTAGAGTGTCAGTTTTCCAAACTGATGACGGGAGTTCAATTCTCCCCGCCCGTAATCAGGAGAATGAATCAATGATTATCAATCTGTCCTGTCCATGTGGTGCGACATTTCGAGCGGAATCAGGAACATTTATTAATGGTGGCGGAGTTCCAGATTATTCAGGAAGAGTATATCTGACGGAGAAACTCGCTGCGGAGTTTCAGCAAGCTCATCATGAATGCGTATTGATCTGGAGAGAAGAGCATCAGCAGGAAGCATCTATTCCCGTTACAGAATAGTGTCTAAAAGCGACGATCAACGAAAAGAGGGAGCCAGATTCCATTTCTGCTCCCTCTTGTGTTTCTGGACGTGGTTTTGTCATTATGGGAAGCGTTGTTGCATCACGTCATAACTGTTGACAAGTGCCATTCCCTCTTCTGGCGTCATTGTCCCTCTTGATACTTTATCCATTGCTTCCACCAAATCGGCATGTTCCTGAGTGATGGAATAGCCTCTGACAAGTTTCCCCTTTCGATAGGTTCCCTTGTACAGTCCCGCTCGATAATTGGCTATCCCCACTTGTTCAGCAGCATGTTTCAGAGCATTGTAGACTCGTTGCACTTGGTCCATGATTGAGTTTTCCTTGTTGTGAGAAATAACGAAGCAGTACAGTATTGCCCTTATTCACAGTCTTACACTTCCCTTGTGGAACCGTTTAGAAGCGGTTCATCTCCACTGACGCATTTCTGCGGGAAGTCGGTGCAACGGTCGTTGTCCCGCGATACTGCTCCGATACTCAACTCTTGCACACGGACAGCGGAAGTCAAACGGGATTGCAGGAAAAATTCAAGCGTCCCTTCTCAGGTCCGCAAGTGATACAATATCGCCACTTTCCCCTTCCCGTCTGTCGATGACGAGTGAATGTCTTCTGGCACCCCCCGCAGACTGCTTTCAACTTGGGTTCGGGCATCTTGACTTGCTTGCTGTCGTAGCAGCGAACAGGACGGCATCCTACCTTCCTGCACATTGCTTTCCAGATGGGTCCGTGATGCGTTCCTGGTCCTGCTAGGGCATGACTGATTTCATGTTTCAAAGTGTCCAGCACATCCTCATCGCTGTTGTGCTGAACATAGTAACGAGACAGACTGATGACTCGTCGGGAGTATCTGCACACTCCCGCTCGCCTCTTGGCGTTGTCGAGTTTGAACGTCCATGTTCCGAGTCCCCATTGGTTCATCAGCGAACGAGCGACGGAAGCGACGTTGTGAGGATAGATCGTTTTCGCTGCTGTCGTCTGTTTCTGATCGGAAGTGAAGCTATCCATTCGTTGATTCCCTTTCCTGTTTGATTGTCCGCTCATCGTGGATCGCTCCGCACTTGCATTTCCAGAGCAGGGGAGCAATCTTGAGCATTCTCACCAGTCCACTACAGCGGAGACAGTAGGGACAGTAGTTTGGGTCCTTTTCCGCATTCTCTCGAATGATAGAGCGTCTGACGTTTTCCATGATTACACCTTGCATGACATTTTGACGAGTGCTTCCTCTTCCGTCAGTCCCATATCAGCGAGCTTGTCCGCGACGATACCCGGAGGAGTGTCGGGAGCAAGTCCAGCCTTCTCGCAAATCCACGGATCGACCCTTGCCGGACAGATACCGTAGTACACGTCCGTATGTGTCTGTCCCTGCGGTTTGTTTGTGTATTTCGCACCACATTCGTACAGCATGACAGGTTGTCCCATCATCCCCTTGAGGAGTTTCGCTCCGCAGCAGGGACAGACTTTCGGGAGTGCCTCCTCTAGCGTATCCGCTCCCCAGCAAGCGTAGTGACGACGATTGAGAGCAACACCGATTTCGGGAAGAATCATGATTGTGTCTCCGAGAAGAGGGCGATTGAGAGGGGATTAGCTCTTGCGAACAGTCCCGGCTTTCGTCAGCGTATTCTGATACTCCAGAGCGAGCTTGAGCGTTTCCTTGCTCTGCTCCTCTGTCTGACGCACCCGGATCATGTCTTCGGGAGCAATCCCCGACAGTCGAACGAAACTCGTTGAGATACTGAGCAGGTCCGTTCGCTGCGGAATTTCGACCCCGTTGACATAGCTGTGACTGTTGCTGTTGTCATAGGATTCGATCTTCGTGATTGTGACCCAGACAGCTTTCTGAAGTCCCTTGTACTGAATCACATCTCCGATTTTCAACTCAGACGCCTTGCGGGAGCGAAGCTCCGTCAGATAGCGAGATGCTTCCGTTCCCCGTTTCGTGAAGACGTTTCGCTTGCCCTGACACTGAAAGCATGTCGTTCCGTACATCTGACAGTAGGAATACTGACCGCTTCCACCACAGCGGGAGCAAACTTCCGTCTCGAAAACAGTCGTCTGAGTTGAAGTCTTCATCTGAGTTCTCCCTGAGTGTCGTTTCCTGAACAATCAACTCTTGCTCATGAAAACGAAAAGTCAAACCAGAATTGGGCGAATTCTTGGTTTTCTTTTTCCTGTCATTTTGTCAGGTTACTTGCCAGTTCCGTGACAGCTATCGCAGGTTTGGAATTCGGAATCATGTCCCGTTCCCTTGCACTTCGGGCAATCATCCTTGTGTTCCACCGCATCTTGAATCTTGAGGTCGATCAGCATCTTGAGACAGGCGAGGTCGTCTTTCGCCATTGTGACGAGTTTATAGAACAGACGTTGCCGGATTATCGAGTCTGGCATGTAGGTCGGATTGTCGAGGATTTCATTAACCAGTTTGCTCTTGGTAGCGTGTACATCGTTGAGTGCCATCGTCCGTCTCCTTTTGTGTCGTTTCCTGTCTGCATGAACTATGCACCACAAAATCGGGAAGTCAAACCACTTTCCCGGATTTTCTGGAATTCCTCTCCTGTCTGTCCAGAGTGGAGAGGGGAAGGAATGTCAGGACATGCGTTTGCTGTCACAAAACAGCGTCTAAAACGAGCAGAGAGGGGAAAAGCGAGTCAGAATGCGTCGGAAGGGATTTCCCCTCCTCAACGCATTCTGAATGGGATACAGTTGTTCACATGACGGATTGAAAAGGGAGACCTGATTTGACCTGATTGATAGCGTTATTCATGATTGTTCTCATTGCTGCTTCCTTCTGTTCAAATCTGCTTTTCTCAATCTCCTGATCCATCTTCGCTAGTAGCTCGAAGGTTCGCTTGACGATGTATTCCTTTCCGTGAGTCTTCTTTCCGTCCTCCTGCAAGCAGGATCGCATCAGACGACCATACACTCTCGCTTTCACTAATGCTCTCGGACAGATGACTAATTCGATGTAGGTTGGACGATAGCGAGCTTGCACAAGGAATTCATCCGTATGTTTTGAAGCATCTCCCTTGAGGAATGAGACAAGGTTATTTGTTCCATTGATCCAGAGTAAGTCGAAAACGACTTGCAGGAGATATCCCTGTCGTCTGAGGAGAGTACCATCACCCTCCCCGAAGTCGTCTAGCTGGTCTCCAGCAGCAAGATAGGCGAGAGGGTCATATCTATTCGATTTGTCTCGAAGGTTGATGAGTTCGGTCATGGTAATTTGTCTTCCAGTCTCCTTACTCGTCTTTCAAGGTCTTGCAGGAGTGAGACTTTTCCCTCTGCTTCCTCCAGTTGTCTGTTAATGACGATCTGAGGGAATTCCTTGATCTTCTGAGTGATGAGATTGCGGAATTCCTTGTCGGAGAGGTTGTATCCAGTCTTATCGAGATGATCGTATTCCGAGATTTCAGCGAACAGGACAGCAGCCCGCCACTGGAGCTTGTCATCGGATTCGATCAGAGTCTTGATTTCCTGTTTGGTCATCGTGAAGTCCTATTGACGAAAAATGTAAAGAAGTTTTACAGTCAACTCATTGAAAAAGCCGGAGAGTTTGAAGTCCTCCCCGGCCCTGTGTCAGTGACACTCCCTGATTGAATGGTGTTAATGCTTGGCGGCTAAGACACCAAACAATCTTCACTCTCCTGTCTGGAGGACCGGAAAAGTGACTGTAGAGAATGATAGTC